TGGCCCAATGTTCAAAGGTTTGACGCAACAACAAGTTCTTAACGGTGATTGGTGAAACCAGAAACCATACGGAAGTGATCTATTTCACTTCCTTACTCACACGGAGTTTGACGGGCAACCGACCTAACAAGCCGAATGATCAACGCCGTTCCGAAAACCACAATCCCAAGACCCATTCCTTCCGCAAAATAATAAGCCGGCGATTCCGTTGACGTAAATTCAAACGATGCGTCAAAAATTTCAAGCGTTCCGTATTCGGTGAATTGGTTCCCATTTGGCGGAGGAGGAGGCCCACCACCACCACCAGAAAAATCAACCGTGAAACCATCGCCGGTACTCACATCCAGCTCGGTTTTACCTACCGGTATCTGATACGTTGTACCATCGACCGTTAAACCGACATAACCCCCGCTAAAATTTCGTACGGTAACCATTACGCATTTGCATACCGGATCACCATCGTCCCGCCGAGCCAAATGTAATGACCGACAACCTCGAAAAGACAACACACAAAGCAAGCCGAAATAATACAGTTAATTGGAAGGCAAAAATCAACCAAGACCATTGCCCGAATCATGAACTCGTTTGAATATGACGAGTGCGAACCATCTAGCAATCCCGTTTCGGTGAAATACGCACCCACCATTGACCCCGTAATAGATGAAACCAAAAGGGCAATAACCACAAGTGATATTGCTCCTATCACCGTCACAATTATTGACGCATTAATCGCAGACGTAACCAAATTTGCGTTTGTACCTAAAACAGCCTCCCCCGCCGTGCCGGTATTTTGCGAAGCAGCCATTGCCTCCATCTTTTTTTCGTACCAGTTCCAACAATGTTTAATCGCCAAATAAAATACCAGCAAACACACCAACGATTTGAAACACTGAAAAACCAAAACCAGCCCGCCAACCTCTCGAGGGTCATAGTCAATTTCCATTGGCGTCCCGTCCGGTGCATCCCACCCAATCACAAACAAATCATGCGCTGCCCCATTCGCGATTGCTGGCACATTAATCACCCTAGTGAAAAGACCCTTTATCCCGTCCGCCTCCTGCTCTATACCCCCAATCTGTGCTGCCGCTTGGTTCTCTGCCTCCTCTTGTACTACCTGCGGGTCAGATGGAACCGTCGCACCGTTCATCAACGCAAGCATCTGACTCAAAGTAATATTGTTTGTTTCCGAATTTTGCCGAATACGTTGCAGTTCGATTTCGTTGCGTAACTGCGTTGTTTCCAACGCGACCCCATTCAAAGTTAAATTGATTGTTTGAGTACCACCGGCCCCGCCGGTGATCGTGCCTGTGCCTGTCGCACCGCCACCACCAGACCCGCCACCGCCGCCGCCAGTACCACCGCCCCCACCAGACCCGCCGCCGACACCAGACCCGTTATTAGGATCGCCTATTGACCCAAAAGCCCATTCCTGTAATGCCCCGTCCCAATACCAAGAAACCCATTGTTGTGGATCGTGATCGTGAAGCCACAGCATCATTTGTTGGTCATCTGTTAGCTGTATGCCTGTTGTTGACCACGTAACCGGTTGCAAGAAGCGCACAGAGGACAACCAACCCCAAGGACGGGTTACTGATTCCCACTCTGCCAAAGAATAGGAAGCGGAGGGAATCTGAAAGCTGTTTGTTGAATTAGCCGCAATTGTGTTGCCGTTCCAATCCACATCANCGCCAGTACCACCGCCCCCACCAGACCCGCCGCCGACACCAGACCCGTTATTAGGATCGCCTATTGACCCAAAAGCCCATTCCTGTAATGCCCCGTCCCAATACCAAGAAACCCATTGTTGCGGATCGTGATCGTGAAGCCAGAGCATCATTTGCTGGTGATCTGTTAGCTGTATGCCTGTTGTTGACCACGTAACCGGTTGCAAGAAGCGCACAGAGGACAACCAACCCCAAGGACGGGTTACTGATTCCCACTCTGCCAAAGAATAGGAAGCGGAGGGAATCTGAAAGCTGTTTGTTGAATTAGCCGCAATAGTGTTGCCGTTCCAATCCACATCAACGCTAGTACTATTCCCGACAACAATGCGACCGACTGAGGTTTCGTCCATCCCTTGAGTGCAAGAGACGTGGATTGTGGAGCCTTCATTCTGTGCGGTAATTATTTCCGAATTCCAAACTTCCGCATAAACCAACAAGTTGGTTTCACCAATATCGGCCTCATCGTACACGAAAAAGTCATACCGGTTAACCGTGCTTTCGTTGATTTGTGATAACCCAATGAAAACGCCGTTTGGAACGGATTCATAAAGAACCTCGCTCGCATCGTTTAAATTCGTGATACGGACGCGGACATTTCCCGCTTCCATGTTGTTTTCTATGAAAACGTCAGACGCCGCGAGCCGCCCAGAACAGACAGCCAACAAACAAAAAACCACACACAATGAGAATCGTTTGGCCATAATCCATTTACATCAAACCGCCCGGCTNATCGCTGGACGTCCCTTCGGGTCAAATTCTAAAACCAAAAAAGAAAGGAGCCGCCGACGGTATTAAGGCCGACGGCCCCCTTCAGTATACGGTTGCTTTTGGGGGCAAACGTAAAACTACTTCTTAATTCCCTTGACGATTCGGATCACCAAGTTAAAGCCAATCCACCCCAAAGAGAAGGCCACTACCAGAGCAAAGACAGTGTCAGCGCTAGTGAGTAATGCAGTTGCATCCGCCACGGCATCAGCCTTAGCAAACATTGTGCCGCCGATCAAAGCGACCGGCAGAATCTTAATTAGGTTCTTTTTCATTGTTCGTTTTTAGTTTAGTTCTTAAATGGTCGAGACGCTCGACGTGGACAATCTTCCGTGCCGCCTTCTCTTCCGCAAACCTTTTTCTGTCAAATTTCAAATCATACTGAACTGACAATTCGAAAACCTCCAAAAATGAGTAGTATTTACGGTCTTTGTATTGAAAGGTCCGTAAATCGCGCAAATGCCGGTCTATGAAAGTTTGCCGCGAGATGCCAAGATACTCCGCCGCGTCAACTGCACGCATTAGCCCACACTCCACAAAAAACTCTGTCGCGTACTCCAAACTATCTTTCATGACCTTCAAAATCCCAGCCGTTCCTTCCTCCGCCAGTCCTTCGGTATCCCCGTTTCTTCAGAAACGCATCCATGTTTTTCAAACATTTTGTCAGAAGCCTTTTTGTACGACGCCGCCTGTTGTGCCTTTGAACTGCACGGAACAATTTGTATGGTCGGAAGGTCAAAATCGAATTCGAATTGTTGGTTTTTATTTTTAGACACAGCATTCCCATCAAGAGACCCCAACCGGCGCGCGCGGCTTGCGCCGCGTGCGCTCGGTTGTGGGCCCATTAAACCGGATAACCGGCTGCCCGACATCGTAAGCCTTCTGCTTAATAACCGGTATATACGGCGACATCCCCCAGTTGCCTGCGCAAGCATTTCTGCGCAGATTTACTAATTTCCACATGGCGGAACCGCTCAGCCCCGAAACGGTTCATCTCATATTCATTTTGAAGCTTGGTTATATATTCAGATACACCCGCGGAATCACACGCCCGTACATCAGCACCGCCAAATCTGCACGTTGGATATTTTGTTTTGTCAACCCTATCCTTCGGTTTACAGACACACGGCTTTTGATGCTCCCAGCAATCCTTGAGTTGATAACCGGTCGTACGTGTTACTAAACTCTGTTTATGAAAATTAACGAGGCAGTGGAAATGTTCCCTTCCCCCTCTGCCGATCTCCCACCTTGAAATATACCGAAACGAATTTGCGTGAATTTTCAACATTTTGAGAACCGCACGCCGCCACCATTGAAACCGCCACATCTGAATTCGGGCCGATGGATTCCGCCACCGACCCGAACCCTTTGATGTGTGAGTCAGTGTCACGAAGAAATCCCAACGAATACGATTAAGCAGGATTCCCTCTGGAGCTGGACACTTATTTCCCATCCACAATTCCTCCCCGCAGATAATAACGCGAGCGATCATTTTTCACCGGCCCAAGTCCGGTAATAGAAAACATGTATGTTTGCCCCAACTTGAGCTTTTTGCCCGCGTCATCGTCCCATTGAAGAAACGCAGCCATCCTATTTTCGGATTCCGCGTCTATGAAGATTGAAGTGCAAAAGGCTTCATTCGGCCTATATGGACTGCTCTCATCACGTACCCCCGTTTCAACTGATAATAGTTGCAAGCTAACCGTCATTTTTTACCTTTCGTTTTATATATGTTATGTGTCGTTGGCCCTCCCGCTTTTAACGGCGACGATTTAGTTTAAGCCAAATTGATAACTCTGCTTTGCTGACTTTTCCATCCCGATTGAAATCACAATGCTTCAGTGTATTAATCGCCATCATTGGGCGAACCTTCGATATTTTCACCGGACGATATCGCTTATCTTTTTGCACGTTCACTCGCACCGGCACTCCGGCTTCCGCTTTCGATATCACGGAACAAAAGACGCAGATTAATGCTCTGTTTAAAATATAACTTTTTGTCATCATCGGTCAAAATGTAATCCGCATTGATCTTTGCAACTGTACCATCCGCCAAACTGTACCGGCGGCCACGTTCATCCCTACACCAAAACTCAATTTCACCGCCTTCTAGCGGCTTGATATGATACGACAAAATTAGATCGCGCTCGGCCTCGAGTGCCTTGTGTTCCTTCACTGGAATATCCACAACGTTAGTGACCGCCAAACGCGATGGCGAAACCACTACTCGATTTGTCCCCAACTTGTCAACAACATTATTCACATTCGTTCCCTTTATCATCCGACCTGCCAATTTTTCGCCCATCGTTGGACCGTCACCGTCCCCGACAACCAAATTTACAGCACCACGTGCCGACGCACGAACTCCCCACCAGATCAGCACCGCCACAGCCAAAAACGCCGGTAAAAGCCAGTAAATATGGATGCCACCACGATTATCTTCTCCCTTGTCAGCTTGCGCTCCATCTTTCGGCGCCAGTCCAACGCCACGTGCTGTTTCATAGCAATTGGCCTGCCTCACATCTA